CCCGAATATCACCGCGTAATAACCGACCTTGGAATGGACTGGCAGGCAGGCATCGACTACCATGAAGCTCCGTTTGCCGACTGGCTCATAGAGGTCGGGCAACCCGACAATCTCGGCCTGTACCTCAAGGCTGCCACACAGACCATTCCAAAGAAGAATGCTCTCGCCTTCTGGGACACGTTCGCCGAAATCTTCGGTATGCCTATGCGAATAGCACGCACCACCACGCGCGACGACAAGGAACTTGCCAAGATGGAAAAGATGATGTCTGAGATGGGAACAGAGGGCTGGGGAATATTCCAGCAAGGCACGGACATCGAGGTCGTTGAATCTACCAAGGGCGATGCCTTCAATGTGTACGACAAGCGTATAGACCGCGCAAACTCTGAGCTGTCAAAACTCATCATCGGGCAGACAATGACCATCGAGGACGGCAGCAGCCTCTCACAGTCCGAAACACACCTCGAGGTGTTTCAGAATCTTGTAGAGGCAGACTGCGACAACTTGCGCGACATGGTCAACAACCAGCTCATTCCGCACATGATACGCCACGGCTTCCCTCTCAAAGGCTTACGATTCGACTGGGACTACAGCGTAGACTACACTCCAGAGCAGCAGGTGGCATACGAGCAGCTGATTCTTAACAACTACGAGGTTGACCCTTCATACTTCGAGGAGAAATACAACATGCCTGTAGGCGAACGCCGCCAGCAGATGCCTATGCTGACACCTCCGGCAGAGTCCGAAGATGACGACAAGAAGAAGCAGCATAACGCGCGTCCTTTTTTCGACTAAGCCCCAACGACTACTTGGGGCTACACCAACGATATGCCGAAATCTTAGGCAACGAAGCTCTTCAGGCTACATTCAGCCGCGAAGATGAGATTCGGGAGGAGCTGTCGCGCCTGTTCGACGGAATGATGAAGGCTCTTTACAAAACCGAAGGCTCTCAGTTCCGCATCGAGATTATCGAGTCGCCAAAGGTACAGGAATTTATCAGCACTCACTCCGACGCTCTAAACTCGGCGTTCCAGCAAGTTAAGATGTCCGACACCATGCGCCAACGGTTGCAGCGTTCCAACTACATCTTTTCGGGCATGAAGACGTTCCACGAGCTTAACGAGGCATTCCCTGCACTCATTGATGAGAATGGCAACCGTAAGCCGTTCGAACAGTTTTTGAACGACGTTAGAAAGATAGACAATACTTACAACAAAAACTATCTTCGCGCGGAATACAACTTCTGTCAGGCTTCGGCAGACATGGCAGCCAAATGGGAAGGATTCATGCAGGACGGCGACCGTTACAATCTTCAGTACCGCACACAGCGCGACAACAAGGTGCGTCCGGAACATGCAGCTCTCGACCGCGTTACGCTGCCTATGTCCGACCCATTCTGGCAAGAATACTATCCGCCAAACGGATGGAACTGCCGATGCACGGTTGTACAGGTGCGCAAGTCAAAGTTCCCGGAGACACCACACGAAGAGGCTATGTCGCTCGGCGAAGAGGCTACAAGCAAAGATAAGAGGGGCATCTTCCATTTCAATCCCGGCATCGAACAGAAGACATTCCCCGACTACAACCCTTACACCATTAAGCGCTGCAAGGATTGCGATATTGCTAAGGGCAAAATCAAGCTGACATTCGTACCAGACAACGAGCTATGCGCTATATGTAAATCATTGAGAAGAGGGCTGGCAATGTATGGTGAAACGAGAAGCGAAGGAAATGGAACGGTGACAATACATCAGTTTGTAAACCGCAATGATAGCGATTTCAAGAAACTTAATGAAATTGCAACATTTTTTGCAAGAGAACAAGGTGCAGAAGTAATACTTACCCCTAAGATGTCACGTCCTCCAAAGTTCCAATATGAGTGCATTTATGGTTCACTAATAGGTACTGTATATGAAGGGAAGTGCCCTGATATTTGGGTCAATGGTGTTTGGTATGAGCATGAAGGGTTTATATCAACAAATCCCAAAAACGCATTCAGGAATATGATGAGGGATGGTTTAATACAATGTGATAGACTCATTATAGATAGGCCTGACTTGACTGAGCGTTTCATGCTTAGAAGTATTATTGGGCGTGTGAAAAGAGGAGAAGCTATTAAGGAAGTGTGGCTAAGAGAGAAGGACGGAACTGTAAAGTTGCTCTATAAAAATACGGACGGCTGACCAATGGCCAGCCCCCGCAGTCGAGGAATCGGTAGTCATTAGCTACGGAATCCTCGATACAAAAATACAAAAAAATCTGCTACATACAACAAAAAACAACGTTTTTTCATAGTTTTTATATATTTTCGCAAAAAGAGTGCCACCATCCGCGAGGACTGTGGCACTCTCTGTTTCTAATCGTTGGCTACATTTGCAGCCCTTCGTTTCTCTTTGTGCAACCTTACATGGCATTCGTGGCATAGCAACTGCAAGTTCTTTATGTTAGTTGCAAGTCCGGGGTTCTCGGATATGCCAACAATATGGTGTATCTCCAATGCCTCTATAATGAAAGGCTTGTTGCAGCAGGCACAGCAGCCGTTCTGCGTCTTGTACAGCACCTTCTTTCTTTTCCTCAACAAGTTGTGCAAATTGCGCATCCTCTCGTCTGCCGTACGTCTCTTCTTCATGCGAATGCTCGACACATAGAAATAAAGTCCGAACATTCTAAAACTCTTGCATATTTCCATATCAGCCTAAATGTTTAAATGCAACAAATTGGTAACTCTCGATGCTCTCCAGCAATTCCTCGTGGTTATGGTTGGTTGTGCTGCCAACAAGGTCAAACTCTGCAAAGGTCTCGCCCTCCATGCACGCCAGTACGCTGTGTATCTCTTCCAGAAGGTCGAACACCTTCAGACTCTCGTCGCGAAACTCGCTGTCTGCCGAACTGCTGCCTTGCCAATCTGTAACCACATGCAAATTAACCACCGGTTCTGCCCTGTATTCAACGCCGGGCTGTATTGCATTCCATTGTATTGGAAGAAACTCTACAAACACCGCTGGGCGTTCCCATTGCTCTTCCTGTTCTATAAACTCTACGTTGTGGTTCCAAAGGTCTATATACTTTATTGCCCCGTCGCCAACAGTCTTAAGGCGCTCGCATAGCATATTGTATAGTTCTTTTCTCATTCTTATCGGATTTTAAAATCAATAATAGCCTCTTCAATGTAGTCGTTCAGGTTTTCCTCGATGATGTTCCGTACAGCCTGCTCCACTTCGGGACTCGTACCCAAGAACTGTCTTCGCGGTATCCTTATCGTTGTGCCGGCTTTCTTTAGTGCCATAAACTTCCAGAACTCGGCTTCGCTGCCCAACTGCTCCGTGCGCTTATCCTTTCGTGCGCTGCCGTCCTTACGTCGTCCAAACGAGCCTGTTGCCTCGTAATACTTATGCCAGAAAAAACGTTTCATCTTTTGCGTAACCACTATCTCGCCGCCTTCGTTGTGTATTGCCGCATAAGGCTCGGTGGTAAAGAACGTTATGCTGTTCTCTGTCGTTTTGCTCTGGATGCTCCGTCGCAACCGACCGGTGTCTACCAGTATGTGTCCGCCGGGGCGCAATGGGCTACGTCTGCGCTGCCATGTCTCCGAGAAGAAGGCTTGCCGCTCAAAGTTCTGGTCGAACTCGTCAGACAGTTCAATCTGTATGTCCTTAAGGATTCTTCCTAAAATAGCGTGGGTCTCTGGATTCATCTTCGGGAAATAGTAACTCAGGGAACAAAAAGCCGTCTGCTGAAAGTTCAGACCGGCTCTCCATTGCAGGGTCGATGCTCGCCTTCAGCAGATTGTAAAAGGTGCGTTCGCTGATGCCATACTTTGGATAGATGTATCGTTTCCATATCTCTCTGTTCGGCAAACCAGTCTTTACGTATGTGTCATAAATCAGGTTTATATCAGCAACTCGTTTGGCATAGCTTTTTCCTTTTCGCTTCTTGATTCCCATAGTTGGATTCTACATTCTTTATTCTTGTTTATCTCTGTAAGGGCGGACGTTTACAGTCATCTTACAACTTACATACACCCTTCCGCTTCCTTCGCAGTCCGGACATTTCTTCGGAATGCAGAACTTGGAAGTCTTGCCCGTGCCGTAGCATGTACGGCACAAGGCAATTTTCTCTGGTTTGGTTACAGTCTTAATCATGCTGTCTCCTCTTTCTTGGGTTCAACATAGAAGGTCTCGTCCTGCACCACCTGAATTCCACATACCGCCATGGCATCGCGCATCGTAGTGTTGCGCTCGCTACCGTCGGGAGTGTCGTAAACTACAACCTCGTCAACGTCTCTGTCGGCAAGCAGTTTGTCCTTGGCTATCTCCTCGGTCTGTCTGATGTAGTCAGCTGGAAGAAACTTCTTTGCCAGTTGCAGCGCGCTTGCCCATGTAAAGCCTTTCAGCGTCTTCAGTTTCGGAGTGCCTGTGCGGAAGCCTATCGTGCCGTGCGCCATCTCAAGGCTCTTCTTCTTTGTAAAGAGTTCATACTGGTTCTCTGTTGCAAACGACTGCAGCGTATCGAACGCCGCATCTCTCTCGGTTGCAAGTGTCGACAACTTGTCGGCATACTTCTCGCGGATTTTTGCACACTGCAGCTCTATCTCTGCGTTGATTTTCTGAATCTGGGCATCGTTCTTTGCATAAGTTGCGAATGCTTCGTCGGCTGTCTCACGAGACACACCGCTAATGATTGTCTTCTTCTGTCTTGTCATTTTCTTGTTGTTTTTTTGGATTAAAAATATTGTTTGTTATTCTCTGTACTGTCAAGCCTCTCCAATGCTTCCCAGCGGAACTATCACTTTTGCCGTTACTGGCTCTTGCGCTTTTCTCAGTCCGCCATTGCGGTCTATTGCGCGCAGTTTAATCTGTAGCGCATCGAGGTCCTTCACACCCAGATGGGAAAACACCTTCCCTGCTATTCTCGGATTCCTGCAGAACTCGTTCACTCGCGTCCAGTCTGTCGTATCGACACCAAGTTTCTGCATAAGTTTCAGACAAAGGCTGCGTTTCTTCTTCTGCAGGTCGCGCCATCCGGTACGTTCCTCGAGCGATGTACACAGAGCATTATACTCTTTCGGTGTCATCTCGTGCAGGTGTGTTGTGCGTCCGTCGGTGAAACTCGCTACAAGCGTTTCTTTCAGGTCCTCAACGCCGCCACTCTGCAAACGGTTGAACGAGGCGTAGAATCTATGATAGTTCATGGCATCTTTGCTAATACTTGTTTAACTCTCTTAAGCGCGTATTCCATGCCGCGCTCATAACCCATAAGCAAGCCGCCGAATGTTCCAACAATGATTCCGACCACAATTCCAACCACGGGGCTTAGTATAACGGCTATCCAGAATAGCGGATTCCACCATTTCGGTGCCGTGAGGTCAAATTTCTTGATGTCTGTCTTCATATCTCTGTCTTTTACGTTAGTCTTTCTTGTTACTGAATCTCCTTGGCAACACTACTTCCCACTGGCAGTTCTCGCAGCATACGCCCTCGTTCTTTACCGGGTAAGGGTCATTGCCTATACCGTAGAACTTCTTGCCGCATATACAACACTCCTGCTCTTCGTTGTGAATTTCGTCATGCTCAAACAAGGGTTTCAAACCGCACGATGAAGCAACGTCGAGTTCGAGCTTCGCACCCTTGCTTGCCCACCAGCCTTTAAGCATGTATATATACTGGCACTTCAGCAACATTCCGACATCCACCCACATGTGCTCTCGCCAGTCGCCCGGCTGTGGCAGTCCGTTGTCAAACGGATTAACAGGCTCGTAGCCTTCTAACTCCAGATTCTTTGCAGCCTCGCTGAAAGCAGCCTTACGCTCTTCGAGGTCGTAGTGCGCAATGGCACCGCTGATGTAGACTCTTTTCTTACTCATAGCATCTATTTTTGTTTTACAATGTTTATCTGCTCTGCCACCTGCAACCACTTTACAAGCCGTTGGGCGTAAAGAACGTCGGTGGTTTCTATTACCCGGCAACCTTTTGTCTTGGCTCTGCGCAATGTTATGTCGCTCGTTCCTCTGTTCATCCATTCGTCTATCACCATAGCCACGCGGTCGCACTTAACTAAAATCTGATACTTTACCATAGGTTTTTTACACATTATTAGTTGTTCGTAACACTCCTTCTTCCCATACCACGAAACTGTTGCCGGCGTCCGGGTTGAACCGTCCTTGACAGTAGGCCTTGAAACCAGCTACGCGAATCTTGACTCCTGCCAGATATCGCAGTCTGACGGCTGGCTTTCCAAGTGGCTGCCCATTCATTTCCATGCTGATGAAAATGAAGCTCTTTTTCGGGAATGCTCTTACAAGGGCTTCGGTTTCGGCGTAGCTCCATCCGGATTGCTGGAACGAGTCAACGATTACGAATTTTGCGCTGTGGCGTTTCTTCAGTCGCTCTGCCACCTCTTGCAGCGTATCGTTTGTCACTACGCGGAACCATCCTTGCCTCTTGTCGAGCTCATATCGCAGCAGGCGTTCTTGAAACGATTGGCTCACGCCTTCTTCGTAGCTCAGATACAGCACTTGGCCGTAGTGGGTAAGTTCGTAGGCGAGTTGCATCACGAACGAACTCTTACCGGCTGCGCTCGGCCCGCAGATGAACCATGTGGAGTTTTCTTCTGGCAAGCCGAAGGCTTCTTCCCATTTACCTCCCCATGGTAGTGTTTTGTAGGTTTTCTTTGCTATCTCCTTTGGACTATAGGCTCGTTTCATATTAGGCTCCTTTCTTCAATTTCTCGATTTCCGTGTAAACTCTTCTCAAACCGCCGCCGCTCTTTCTTACTATCTCAGCAATATCGGCACCTTCTGGTGCATTTACGGCAGCCACAACTCGTGCCTGTTCTTTCAGGAATGCCTTAAGGTCGTCTTCTTGGTCGGGCGTTGCCTTGCTGTACTTGCCGCCGTAGCGCGAGAAAATCTCGGCATAGCCTACCTTCTGATTCTCAACCATGCGGTTTATCTTGGCTCGCAGTCCGTCGGCTCCCATCATATACCAGCCGCAGCACATCTCAGTAGCGTTCCACAAGGCTTTCAGTTCCAAGAAAGCGTCATACTGCAGGTCGCCAGCTTCGTCAAGCACTACCAGCGGACGTTCCATCGAGCGCAGGTAATAGACCAAATCTTCGTATGTGTCCTGATACTTGGCTGTTGTCCCAACGCCAAATTCCTTTGCTATCTTCTTTACCAGTGCACGCTTGGTCTTTACTTGGCTGCAATCTACATACACTGCGTTTCGGTGCTCATGCACATACCATCGTGCGGTGTAGGTCTTGCCTATATTCGGAAGGTCGCACAGGATAACGCTCAGACTTCGTTCTTGACACATCTCGAGTTGTGTGCTTATGTACTTGAATGTCTCAGTCTTCGCGCCCTTCCACTCTATCGTGTCGCGCAGGTTAACATCAAGGCGGCGTGCAATGTTCACCCAGTTGGCATCGCTCAGTGCCTTGTCAATCTGTCCTTTCTTAAGTGCGTTGTACACACTTGCCGAAATTCCAAGTGCGGCTGCATGTCGTGCATCGCTCGGATAGTTCTCGCGGTTGGCGGTCATGGCTGCCAGTATCCGCTGTTTAATCGCTGTTGTAATCATTTTCTAACGGCGTTTTAATGTTATTCAAATAGTATTTATATATCTTCCGCTGCCCTGTTCTCGGTGTCTTCCGGAACATACATTGGCAGCTCTTTACATTGCTGTGTCACCACAAGCTCTTCAGGTTCTTCCTGCGGCGGCAGGTCGGCTATCCTCTGTATTGCAAGCCTGTCTATTGCGTGGTCGCTGATATACTTGTTGAATTTTGCAATCTTCTTGCGCTGCTCAATAAAGTTGGCAACGTCTTCATCCGTCTGTTCTGCTATCACGCGGTTATAGGTCTGCACCCTCTCAACCTTGTCAATAAACTTGTCGCCTTGGAATATGTAAACATCCTGTGCCTTGCCTTCCTCGTCGGGCAGCCAGTAGGCTGTTACCTTGTAGGTATTCGGCTTCAGTTTCTCCAGTACGCTCGTATCGCTCAGCCACCAGTCTTCGTATGCCACTCTTACCGTAGAGTTTCGGCGTATGCTTGTTTCAACATTCTCTCCGATGTAGCGTGCCAGCGTCATCTTGTCAAGTGGCTGCAGCGCAGGATTTACGCGCTCGCAAAGCACATCCCACCTCGTCATACCGGGGAATTTCTTCTGGTTGGGGTGCAACTGATGGTTCCACTCATAGCTATCACGCTGGTCTTCTGCCACCAGTTGCTCCCAACTGAAGTATTCTTTGTCTTCGTAAAGTTCGTTTGTCTCGTCGCTCACCTTGTTGTATTCAGTACGCCACTTGCCTTTGCCGTAGAATCGGCCTATGCCTTCGTGGTTCTTGTGTATCACGCTGCGCTTCTTCGCACCGTTAAGAGGCTCGGCATACTTCTCTTGCGAGTTCTGTGGAGCACAGAAGTGAACAAATGGGAATGCTACTCCTGCCTGAAGGAATCCGTCCTTGTACTGACTCATCAAGTGGTTCTCCACCTCAATACCAGCAGGCATTCCCCAGCCGTTGCGGTCTATAAGTCTGAACATGTCGCGGAAACATTCCACTACCAGTTCGTCGTCCTTCTTCCTTGCGTAAGATGCTCCAATCACACACTGGCTCACCACGTCGTATGCATAGTAGGCATGTACTCTCTGCTTGGTGTCCTTCAGTTTTCTCGTCAGGTCCACGTCATCCATCGTTATCTGGCTTAGCGACCAGTCGCCGCCGTGGCGGTGCATGTGTGGCATCTGCTCGTGCATAAAGGTTGTCCAGCTGCTCAGCTTCTGGTCAATCAGTAACTTGTTGCTGGGCTTATTTAGGACGTTGCAGATGGTACTCTCGCTCAGAGATTTTGGATCACCATTCTTATCCACGAAGTCGTCGGGATTCATCAGTTCGCCTGTCTTCGGGTCGTAAACTTCACCCAGTTCTCCGCACACGAACATATTGTACATTTCCGCAATGTTCGTGTTAAATGGCTTGTTGGGTAGTACCGCCAGACCGAGAATCAAGTGCTCAGTCTTCACGTCAACCTTTCTCGCACTTTGGTTGCCAAACTTGCCGCTAATCAGACAACCGTAACCCTTCTGTTTGTACTCGTTAACCTTCTTCCTAAATCTCAGCGTACTTGCTGGCAGCGTATGCCCGTACTCATCACGAAGGGCTTCGATGGTTCTTGCCATCTGCTCCCAGTTATACTTGCCTCCAAACAGTTTCTGTGCCGTAGCGGCGCGCTCATACAACTTTATACAGCAGTTCAGAACGCTCGCGTTCACAACATACTCGTTTATCTTTTCAGGTGCAAGGTCTATACCTGTATTCTCTCTGCTGTGAAAGAAGGCAACGGCTTGCTGGTCTGTCTCATAGTTGCTGCAAACCCAGCCCTTCAGATGTGTAGCCGCACCGTCGGGAAACAGGCCGTTAACCCTTTCTTTGTATTCGCCGGGCAGACTGTCTACGGCAACAAGGGCAAACGCGCCGGCAGCACCACCGCCACGGCGCACCACGTCTATGCGGCCACGGCTTGCCATCTTCTTGTAGTTAGCCTCGCTTACAACGC